AACGACTCTTTCAGCTCCATCCGCAGGAAGGACTCCATACCGATGAAGGGCTTGTTTCCGTAGTTGAATGTGTCCATTTCCTCGATGCTCTCGATGTATGCCTGCGTCACCCGGCCGCCCAGCGTCACGTCGACATCGAAGGCATCCACGACGATCTCGCGGAAGGTGTCTACCAGCTCGCTCGCCACGTCCGCGTCTTCGTCCGTCATAATCAGCCGCAGTTTGCAACGGTAGTCCTTCTCCCGCAGTCCGCTGCCCCGCCTGATCTCCGGCAACGACGGCGGATAGATGATCGCGCAGGGCCAGTCCTGGATCGTTGGCGGTGGATTGAGATAGACGCGCCGGATTCCGCGATTACTCGTGTCCGCGTGCGCCACTCCGTCCCAGGCCCCACCCGGCTGATCGCCGTCGATGTAGGGGATGTCGCCACCCTGAATGAAGTTCACGCCGTCGAGCCACATGTTCTTACCCGCGCCCCAGCCGACGCTTTCTTCGATGTCTGTCTCAGCGCTCACCGCGTTGCTGGGAGCTACCGTCGTATACGAAAGCCGCTTCCAGCCTTCTGCCGCCGCAACAGTTGAGACCTGCCCTGAGACGATGCCTGACCCAAACGACGAGACGATAGACACCCCGCCGGCGTCGAAATACCTGACCCCGATATGCCCGGCGAAGGTAAAATCGGTCTTGGCGTGCAAAGACCACGTATAAACTTTCCCGCCGGTCACCGGCATCCTCGTCACCCCGTCCTCCAGGCGGAAGAACACCGTCTCGACGGCGGCAGCGCTGCCTGTGCATTTCAAGGACGATGTGCCGACTTTCCCTACTGTCGGGTCCAGCACGGCCGTCAACGTCGCATCCGGCACGGCGCCGAGGATGTCTGTCTCGAAAGACGGGTTCTTGAACAGGTTCGTCACCTTGACGCCCAGCAGGATGTCGCGAATTCGCAGTTTGGCGTCTGGCCAGCTCACGAATTGAACTCCCGCTCGATTTGCGCTTCGGTGTTACGGATGAACTCCGGCAGCTTCGCCGCCGTGTCCTCCGCCGCCTTCTCCATGAAGTGCACGCCGCGCGTCTTTCGCAGCTTTATCAGTTGCCGGACGGTGAGCGAGACGCCGGGGTGACGCTTCTTGAAGAGGATCGCCTGACCGACGCCCATGTGACTCCCGCTCCGGCCCTTCTCCACGTCCTGCGCGATCGGATTGCTAGTGAACGTCCGCGAGGTGAGCGCCACGCCTGTCCCCGTCACCGAGCCCTTGATCGTATTCGCCAATGTCCCTTTGTCCCCCGGGTGGGGCTTGGCCCCTTCCTTCGCTGCCTTCAGCAGGTGGCCCCGGACCCGGAACATCATCCGCTTCAGCGGCTTCGGTGTGTCGGCCAGCTTCCGCTGCAGCTCCTCCAGCCCTTTCACCGTGACCGTTATCGACGTTGCCATCAGAATCCCGGCGGGAGTGAATACTGTCTCTCGATATTCATCATTAGCAGACTCAGCTCGCGGCTCTCGGCTACCACTTGGTCCAGCGACTGAACCGCCGCCGTGTACCCGCTCTCCTGCAGATCCCGCACCTGCCGCGTTATCATCACGGTCAGCTCCTTGATCGCCTCCGGGATCTCCGGCCAGCCGAACTTCGCCGTAATTTCTAGCGCCCGGCGTTGTTCCGGCCAGGAGGAAACGACGGAGTTGTTCGGGTTGATGTCGAGAAACTCAAAGGGCCTCGGATCAGAGCCCGTAGCCGCATTCGCAGGCCCCGCCCAGAAGTGGGTGTTTATCGTCAGCGTCTCGTCGGCGTCCGCGACGTCGTAGTCGCCGTTGAGGTCCACCTTAACGATGAGACCGGTTAGCGTGGCGATGCCGTCCGGCAGGTAAAGCCGCCTACCCCAGTCCGTGCTGAACGCTGCATCGCGCCCTGGCCGGCACTGGATATCGTAGATCCGCGCCTCGACCGCTGCCGACTGATTGAACCCGTCCCGGCGCCTGGTGCGCGAATCGATGTAATGGGAGACAGCCTTCAACTGCTCGTCGATGACCGTATCATCAGCGGCGCTGGTCTTCGTGACGCGCGTGCGGTATTCCGCCGCCGACGCGTAGGCGTCTCCAAGAGCCATCTAGCTGAGCGTCTCCGTATAGACCGCAATCGCGGAAGTTACAGCCCCGCCGCCAGCGGGCGCAGTGACTATCAGGGCATCGTCATCGCCCAGATAAAAGTCGTTTGACGGGCTGTAGATGAATGTCTGCTGATTGATCGCGCTTATGGCAAGCTGGACGTTCCAACTTGCGCCCAGTCCCGAATCTAGGTCAATCTTGATTCCTGCATGGACGGGGGTTGATGAATATTTGACAAGTACCTCCACCAGCCGCCGCACATTACCAGCCGGCACCTCAACGGTGAGTGTCGTATTCGGGGCGCTTTCGTCGCTGTGGCGTTGAACTTGCCTTGTCAGGCCGTATGGGTAAGCCATCGTGACTAGTGCCATCTAGCGCACCTTCCTCCGGCGCGCCGCTGGCTGCATCGCATCCTCCGGCGCTTCCGCCGTCGCCGTCTCGATTTTCGCTGGCTCTTCCAGCTCTTCGGTTTTCTCGGCGAACGCCTCGGCCTTGCATTGATGAATGAACCCGCGCGCGAGACTCGTTTCCAGGTCTACGACGTCGCCCTCAAAAGCCACATGGTCGTGCCCGATGACCGTGGCCCTTAGCATTCGTATTTTCATGCTCGCCTCCGTTTATCGGGCGGGGAGAGTTGCCCCTCCCCGCCCGTCTAGCCCTAGCCCGTCTAGCCCTATGTGGTAAGGGCGTCCAGGATGACGGCGAAGGACTCGCCGTGTCTGACCGCTATATCGGCGTTCATCAGCGCCACGATGCGCACAGTGCCCGTTGTGGAGGCGGTGTACGGATCTACCAATATCTCCACATCCGACCAAATTCCCATCAGCAGCTCTTCCCAGTTGCCGAAGAAGATGGCGGAGCAAACCGCACCGGACGTGCCCTTTGTCAGCGTTGACGAGACCTGGTTCGTTATCAGCGCCGTGTAGCCGTTCAGCGGGGTCGTCGGCGTCCCGTAAGGCGCTAGGTCGTTCCAGACGAAGATGCCTGTGTTGGTGGCCCGCTCTGTCGTCTTCAGCTTCCTCCGCACCTTCGGGTTGGTAATGTGTCCCAAGCGCCCTTCGTCGGCGTTGTCGATAGCGACTTCCTCTTCCAGTTGGAGGATGTTCGCCCATGTCGGGGCCGCGCCGTTGGCACCCAGCGCAACGACGTTGACGCCAGCCTGAGATGCAATACCGGTTGGTTGGTTAGAGGCGCCGGAGCCGTGAAGCGCCGCCCGGTCGAACTCGATGCTCAGCACTGTCGCGAGGTCGTCACGGATAGCCCGCTCAACATCGAACGAAGACTGAAGCAGCGTCTGACGGGTCAGGTCCGTGAATGCCGACAACTGCTTCGGCACGAGCTTCACCTGGCCGAACGTCTGCGTGCTCTCGGATGGAGCCCCGCCTTCAGCCACCCAGCCGCCGACTGCGGCCGCGGTCAACTTCGGGTACTGGAGGTCGCCCCGAAGTCCCGTCAGCACCCTAGCACCCGCCTGGATACAGCGGCTGCGGTTGCGGAGCAGGTCGATTAGCGACCCGAAGTCCGTCATCATAATGTCCGTGCCTTCTGTGCCGATCGTGATGTCGCGCTTCTCCGCCGGGAGATAATTCCGCGTCACCTCGTAGGGCAGGAAGAAGGCGTTGGAGCGCGTCTGCTTCCCCAGGCGCTTGGCTATCTGCTCGCTGGCCTGCTTCTCCAACGGAGCGTCGCGCCAGTCCTGATTCAGGACCGCCCGAATAGCCCGGAACATCGAGTATCCCTGAATGTCTTCCCGCGAAAGCCCAACGCGTGTCGGGTCGTCCTGCGGGTCAGGCCGCATGGGTGTGCCAAGCCCCTGGTAGCGGTCTTCCTCGCCCTGGAGGAACTCCTCACGCTTAATCTGGTTGTTACGCGCCGTGACAGCCACCGTCAGCTCGTTGTATCGAAGCTGCTCGTCCGGCTCCAGGTCGCGATCCTCGCCGTTTGCGAGGTTGAGGATATCCCGCGCCTCCTTTAGAAGCCGGTCGCGTTCGCGCTTGAGCGCGTCCACGTCTATTTTTGACCTTTGCTCAGTCGTCATTTCTCCTCCATGAAAAAAAGCCGCCCATTAAGGCGGCTTCGTCTTAGTCGTTGGGTTGTTTTATCTACAGGCCAACTCCAGCAGCTTCCATTCCCGCACGAGTATTCCGAGTGGCCTGACAACGACCGGCTCGGGTTCGGAGTGGTCTACGACCGGCTCCGCGTCAGAGTGGGTTTCCGGCTCTGACGGCCCGTAGGTCTGGAGAGTGCGGATAGATGCTTCGAGAGTTTCCTGATCGGTTGCCTCGAGTTCAATGCCGCGCGCTGCACGCGCGACGATTCCAGACAAGAGGTGCCAATCGATCCCGGCGTCTACGGGGAGCGCCCGGACATCGACGCTAGTCTGGGGGTAGGCAGGGTATGTCACCGGCGATACGTCGAAGAGCTGCACCTCATTGAGCGTGCGGATTGGCAGCTTCCCCTCTTCGTTCGTCCAGGTGTCCTTGATCGTTCTGAAGGCAAAGGATTGCTGGTCGATGTCACCACGCTTGATTGTCGTCACCAGATCACGCGCCCATTGGGTGTCCGGCGGTTCTACCTCCATCCAGAGGCCCTTTTCATCCTCTCGCAGCTCCAGAGTCCCGCTTTTCGTCCGGCCGAGTACGAAGTTAGGATCGTGATTGAACAGCGCCCGGACATCGCTTTCGGCGAGTGTCTTCGTGAACGCCCCCGGGGCTATCTTTTCCTTGAAGCCGCCCAGATCGCCCGATAATCGGTTGAAAACGGCGCTGTAGCCCTTGATTTTGCCCTCGCTGTCCTCCCTCCACTCGACGGGAAACGCCCGCTTTTCGATCTCCATAACCTTGCTCATGCTCTGCCTCCTACCAATGCGGGACGGTTCCCGTTGGCTGATACCGCCGGCGACGGCCCGCTGTTTGTCGCCGCGTAGTCGTCTCCGCCCTCCCGCAGCGGCATATTTTCTAGTTCTCGCACGTCATTTGGCGACAAAACACCAGTCTCGATGCCGATTTTGTAGGCTCCCCAACGCTTCTCGGTGTCTCCCCGCAGAAGCCCGTCCACAACGAACTCTGTGAAAAACTCCCCGCGTTCCTCTTCCGGCATCAGCCTCCTGAGCGCCTGCTCCCAACGCACAAGCCAGGGACGGATCGTCGAAACGACGTGATCTATGCCCAAATGCTCGATGTTGTTGAACGTTGAGCGCCCGTGCTCGCCGATCTTGAAGGGCTGGACCCTGTAGAAGCGCGCAATCTCCTCGATTGAGAGTTTCCGCTGCTCGACGAATTGCGCGTCGCTAGGATTAATAAACAGGCCGTTCGCCTTCATCCCTTCTTCGAGAATCGCGACCCTTTGCGCATTGTCCAGGCCCGTATGGAGCCCCTCAAAGTCGATCCTCATACGCTCATGGGCTTCTTGGGACAGTTTTCCGGGGTGTTCCAGGACCATCGACGGCCTAGCACCGTTGCTGAAAAATCGGGCGGCAAATTCTTGCGACGCCAGCCCCAGCCCGATGGCCTCCCTTGCCACCCCGATGGGCGACAGCCCGGTAACTCCATTTAGCGATAGCCCCGGGATGTGGAATATCTGCTTGTTTGTGAACCACCGCTCGACTCCACCCGGCGGAGTAACGAGGTATTGAAGCTCCTGAGTCGCCCGATTCCGGCGAATGTTCACCCGTGACGGGGTCAGCGGCCAGAGCGCCTGGACCCGCCCGTTGCCGCCCATCTGGATCTCCGCGAAGGCGTTTCCCCACAACAAGAGGTGGCTCATCATCGTCTCGCGGAACTGGAAGCTCGTCTGCTCGGGGTTCGGCTGGTCGTGCAGAACCTCGTAAAGTGGGTGCATCGGTGCCTTTTCCTTGCCCCGCGGCTCCAATCTCCGGTAGACGTTGAGCGGCAGGGAGGCGATATCTTCGGCGATCACCCGCACACAGGCATAGACGGCCATGAAACGGAGGGCAGACTCTTGGTTGACGTTGATTCCGGCGGCGGCGATGGCTGATCTGCTTGCCATCATTAACGCCAGCGCCGGCGAGAACTGGACGTCCCGCTTCTCCGTTTTCCCGAATGGCCACAATCTCATATGCTCATCAACCCCCGTCCCTCGTAGACGCTAACGAAGTTGTCGTCTCTCATCTGCGCCTCGAGCAGCCCCACGATCCCGGTAATGCCGTCAATCTTGCCCTGAGAATTCGCCTTGTCCGGCTTCAGGTTCCCTGCCGGGTCCTGCTTCACCGCCACGTTATCGGCCATCCAGCGCAAGACGGGATTCCCCCCGTGGTTCAACTTCTTCGCAACCAACCGCCGCTCGAACTCAACCATCGGCGCCGCGTAGCTCATGAACCCCTGCCCCATCGCCGCAACCTTCTCCGCGCCCAGCTCCTCCGCCAGTTCCATGCCGGTCTGCGCGCCCTGAAACAGCCGGTCGATGTTCATCCGCCTGAGCCCGAACTTCACGCAGTCCTCGATAACCTTCCGCTTGACGAAGCCGTAATCGACTGCGTTGCCCGGGGTCGTCTGCAAGAACCCCTGCCGCTTCCATACCTGGTATTGAGCCCGGTAGCGGTTCGCCGTATCGGTCAGCCGCGCCTCCGGGCACCAGAACCGCGCGACGATATCCAGCCGCTCGGGGTCGTCTTCGCGCGGGAAACCCATCACCCACGCCGTCATGTCCGACACCGCCGACAAGTCCAGGAAGCCGTAGAACCCCTTGCCCGTCAAGTCCGGCTCGTCGATCGTCCGGGCGTTCGCATCCCACAGGTTCAGGTCTATCCATCGTGTCGATTGCTGCGTCCACTGGTTCAGGTACAGGCGCTTGAAGGTGTTTTGCAACGCTGGTGTGTGCGCCGCCTTCCGCGCCAGCGCCCTCATCTCGTCGATGTTCCGGAAGTCGCCCAGCGCCGGGTTGCACTTCTTCCAGATGCTCGGCTTCCGCCAGTCCGCACCCTCCGGCGCCGCACGGATGTAGGCGAAGAAGGTAGGATCGTCGATCGCGCCCGTCAGTATCTTCGTCGCGTACTCGTGCTGCTCCCAGCAAATAGACTGCCGGTCGTACCCCGCCGTGGTAATGGCGAACGTCAACGGCTGCGAGCGTGAGCCGGTGGATGTCGTGAGTACGTCCCAAAGCTCCCGCGTGGGTTGTGTATGCAATTCGTCGAAGATGATCCCACTCGCGTCGAAGCCATGCGATCCAGCCGCGTCTGCCGGTATCGCCCTGTAGAAGCTCCCCGTCTCGTGCCGCACGATTCGCTTTTGCGAGTCGATGATCTTGCAGTGTTTCGAGAGGACCGGCGACTTCCGAACCATCCACGCCGCCACTCCGAACACGATTGCCGCCTGATCGCGATCCGATGCCGCTCCGTATATCTGCGCGCCCTGCTCCCCATCCTTGAACAGGAGCTTGAGCGCGATTCCCGCCGCGAGCTCCGACTTCCCGTTCTTGCGCGGGACCTCGATGTAGACAGTCCGAATTTGCCGCGTCCCGTCCGGGTTCAGTCTCCCGAAGATCGGCCGAATGATCCCGTGTTCTTGCCACGGCCGCAGATTGAATGGCACGCCCGCCCAACGCCCCTTCGTATGCTTCAGCCCCGCAAAGAAAGAGACCGCCTGATCGGCGGCCTGCTTCTCGGCGTCCGAGCGCGCTTTCCATTTCACTCACGTCGCCCTTGTCCGGTGATACCATTCCTCGTACGTCTCAGGCCGGGGCCAATGTCCATGAATGAGCCGGTGCCATAGGCTCTCCAGTCCATGCCAGAGCCCTGTAGGCCACCATCTGCCGCACTCTCCACAATCACGCCCGACCTTGTAATCAGGCCGTACTCGTGGCTGGGGCTTTGGGGGGGGAGTCGGCCTGTCAATCAACCATCCACTCCTTCGGTCTACGCCAAAACAGAAGCAGCTTCCAAAGCGCTGGACCATGGTCCTGAAGGAATGAGACCAGAGATGGATCAGGCTTGTCGGGATCGTTATTAGTCAATCATCGACCCCTCATCGTCATCTGTAAGGTCCGGCACGGTCAGGCGCTCCCGCGAACTCGGCGTCAAGCCGAACTCAGCGCAGAACGAGCGCATATGGGCGAGGTATACCTGTGCGATTCGCACTTCCGGCCGGGCGCGGATCATCAACCCGCCCGTTTGCGTCTCCGATTCGTAGGTCGCGCCCTCCTTC